GGAAACTCAATTACTTTAGGATCTTGTGCTTTTGATCCTGCTTTGTTAATCAAACTATAGTAGAATGTCTTTAGACCCCAATAGTGTGCTAACATTAAGTTCTTAGCAATTAATGTTGTAGGAACTTTTCTATCCTGATAGTGAGCAGGGTTATAGAATGTGTTTGTAGATATAGACTGGTCTACATACGCACCCAAAACACAAGCTGTTTTGATATAACCAATACAGTCTGTTTGCTCCCACATTAACTGATATTTAGTTTTCAATTTATGATATTCGGGAACGACTTGAGTAAATGATCCTGCTTTACTTTCTTTAACGCTAATCAAACTCATTGGCATTTCAATACCATTTGTAGAGTTGATTACAACTGAACTAGATTCAACTGGAGCGATTGCCATGAGTGTTGCATTACGAACACCATATTGTTTCATTTGTTCACGCAATGGTTCCCAGTCTAATTCTGGACTAAAGTCTGCTAGTTCATTTACGCCTTGGGCTCGTCTCTCCCATGGGAATAATCCTCTACCATACCAAGTTTTGTCAGAGTCTTTGCACTTGCCTCTTTCTTTAGCAAGTTCGACTGTCGCTTCTGTAAGATAGAACGCTTGATGTTCCATCCAACTCTTAACTTCTGAAAGAGCATCTTTATCGCCATATTTTAATCCTCGTTTAGCATGCCAGTATGCTAGATTTGTTACACCAATACCCAATGGCTGAATTTCATCGTTACTTAGTTTACTCTGTATACTTAGGAAGTCCTGATAGTCCAAAATATTGCAAAGGCTACGCTGAAGGATACGACAAGCCCTGCGCATATCTTCTGGGTTACGGAAAGCTCCCCAATTGATGCTACCAAGTGTACATAGAGCAATACGGCCACTATCGTCATCGAGGCGTTTAAAAGGTTTAGTAGGTAATAAGATTTCACAGCAAAGGTTACTCTGGTAAATTGTATGATACTCAGGATCGAAAGGGCCTTGATTCATTACGTTATCAATGAATACAAGATATATACGACCAGTATCAGTTCTTTCTTTTAAGATTCCTGATTTGAAAACTTCTTCTGCTGACATTGTTTTCTTTCGAAGGCTCTTATTTTTTTCATACTTGATGTATAATTCTTCAAATAATTCGGTGTTCGAATAGAAAGCCTCATAGAGGTCGGGTACCTCGTTAGGGTCGAAAAATGTAATATTTTCTTTGTTTTTAAATCTACGCCAAAAGAATGCTGATAGTACCACGCCGTAGTCCATGTGTCTGACTCGGGTTTCTTCAGTTCCTTGATTGTTTTTGAGAACAATAAGGTCATCGAATTGATGATGCCATATGGGATAGAAAACTGTAGCACTAGCATTACGAATGCCTCCTTGTGAACAACTGCGTAAATCGCCAAACCATTTCTTTAAGAAGGGAATCATACCAGTGTGCATGATTTCGCCGCCGCGAATAGGACTACCCAATGATCGTAGACGCCCAATCTCTAAACCTATGCCAGCACGTTTGCTAGCATATTTGGCCATCATTTCACCGCTAGCAAAAATGCTATCAAGGTCGTCATCGCTCCGAATAAGAACACAGGATGAAAATTGCTTAGTGGGAGTACCAAGGCCTGCCAACACAGGAGTAGCCAGAGTAAAAAGACCATCACTTGCCGCATTGTAATACTCTTTAATGTATCGCATACGGGCACTATTAGGTTCTTCTTTATGAAAGACAGTGGCTGCAGCAACCATGTATCTAACTTGAGGTGTTTCATAGATTTCTTTCGTTGAACGATTGCGAACAAGATATTTCTCAATCAATTGCTCAATTGCAGCATAGCTATACTGTTCATCTTTGTCGTGTTCAATAAAGGACTCCATTTTGTCCCAATCTTCTTCACTATACCATTCTAGCAATTCAGCCGTATATAATCCAACACTGATATTCTTTTTGACTATTTCGTACAGTCTAGGTGGATTATAATCGCCGTAAACATCTTTGCGTAGCATACTCAGTCTTTGTTTTCCTGCAACATACTGATAGTTTGTATGCCCAATGTCTGGGTTGCTTTCTACATCAATTAAATCAACAATAGCTCTTAGAGTAATTTCATCGATTTCTTTTGTGGTTATTCCATCATAAAAATGCGGTTGTGCTTTGATTTCTATCATGGATTGGCTTACATCTGCTATACCACTACATATTTTAGCTACTTGATTTTGCCATTTTTCTATTGTTAATTCTTCTTTTTCTCCGGATCGTTTGATTACGTAAATTTTCATAGTTTGCCTATTTTTGTAGTTATGGGTGTAATGTCAATGTGTTTGACTATTTTAAAGTCGTGTAGATTGTTATTTAACACGGTATCGGGCCAGTAATTAAGCACATATTTTGCGTTATCCACAAGGACTAATACCACATCTTCACTATTATCGTCTTTTGCATCAACTAAGTCAATATCATTAACACCCAATAATAGTAGTGTATATATCATGCCCAATGCTCTAGCATACAAGCAATAGTTATTGTCAAATATTAGTTCCCAGGGGCCGGGCCATACATCTATATCAATCGGATGTAGATAGTGATTGTTTAACGGGCATTGCTGCCAAAAAACATCTACTTCAATGCATTTTTGTTTTATATCCTTATCTTTTAATTGCTCTCTTAAATCGTGCCATTTTTTTAATCTTGCTTCATAACTCAGTTGAAAGTTGTTCATTATTTTAATTTTACATCAAATTTTTTTAGTGCGTCTAATACAATTTTTGGTTTTACAAATGCATCTTTATTATACTCTACTTGTTCCCATAACCAAAATTGTTTCTCCCTTAAATATTTTCTATCTTTTAATAGATTTATATTTTCTTTGTGTCCAAATATGTTTGGATCACTTTGGCTAAATATAACAATTCCAGGCTTTTTTAAATCCCAACAAAAGTGTTGATAAAAAGTATCTACACTTATCCAAGTTTTACATTGTGTTGTTAGTTCAGCCAATTGATTTAGTGATAAGTTTTTTCTAAAATCGTCTACTAATTGTTCTTCTCCTTCAACTCCTATTTGTATTATTTCCTCATCAATTTTATTAATAAGTTCTTTCCAATATGGATAGTTTTTTGGATGAGGTTTATCATTTCTCATTTGTCTAGCATATGGACTTATGATAATCATATTTTAAATGCTTCCATGCACAAGAATATTTGTGGGGGCATTCCGTTTACTGTAACATATTTACTAGTAGGCGGAAGTCTATTCATGTTACCAAACCCTGCCCATCCTAATTGAACTCTTAATTGGTTTTCAGTAAACAAAAACAAATGCTGTTGTCCCGGAATCCAAGCTGTACTAAAAAAGTGACCATACATTTGAACTCGTATACTATCATCACTATTAACAAACATTCTACAGCTTTCTAAAAAGTCAGGTGTTTCAATATGAAGTCTACCGTTTGGCTTCAATACTCTACACCATTCTTTTAAGACTTCATTACCTTCCATCCAATTAAAATGTTCTATGATATGAAAGGCTTTTACTTCATCAAATGTGTTATCTGGATAAGGTATTTTTCTAGCATCAAATCTTTCATCGACTTTTTCAGCATATAAGTCACTATTAATATATCCAGGAATATAATCATCCCCGCATCCTAAATGTAATTTCATTTTATATACATCTTTCTAAACGCTTCTGTAACGGTATCTTTCCAATTCCACTGATCCATTTTTGCATAGATATTATACTGACTAATATCTCCTAGCATTTCATATGCTTCTCTTATAGATTTACCTGGAACAATTTCCGGATAACAAGTAAAAATCAAAGGATTTTTGATTTCTGGTAATATCTGCTTAAACATAACATGATCTCCCATTCCACAATCTAACACTACAATTGTATGATCTTTAAATTTGATTCTATTGTTGAATATTCTATCATCGTGTATGTACATTTCTTGTAGCCCATCACGAATACCACCGTCTTTGTTTTTCAAATGCCAAGTTATCGTATCTGGAATAACATAGTTTTTATAACCCTTTTGTTTTAATTCATACGTAAATAAAGTTTCTTCCCTGTGTGCAACTCTACTCAAACTCAAACAATAATCAGTTATGCCGGCACGATACAAGAAACTACAATGTAAATGATCTACTTCTTTCTTTTCTGTAATGGTTCCCCATTGAATGCTAGGTTCATTTATATTTTCAATTAATCCTGTACTATGTATAGAAAGTGTATGCGGTGGCGTTAATATACTACCACCGATCGCACCCACTTCATCATTGACATGTGAATATAAATTTTCTAATACATTGGGTTCTGCGATTGTATCGTCATCTAATCTCCAAACCCATTTATATCCCATTGAGTTGGCTTTTTGATGATTATAATGTTGACCTTTTCTTTCAGCAAAAATAAATTCCCATTGTATACCTTTTATGTCTAATAACTGAAAGATATACATGTAGTGTTGTACTTCTCTCAAATCTTTAGGTTGGTCATTGTCATCAAAAATTACAAGTTTGTCTGGCTTTCTAGTTTGATTGATAACACTCATTAGTGCTAATGGTAATGTAGTATCGTACCTTCCGCGAGTAGATATACTACATAAAATTTCTTTTTTCGTAGTCATAATTTCTGCCATTAATTTTGGCTTGTTAGCGATTTGTTGTTCATACCATTTAGGATTATATTTTTTTGCTAGTATTAGTGAATTACGATAAAAGACATCATAGTACTCTGAGATTAAATCACTACTATGAACTGTACCTTCACCTTTATGATATACAGGAAAGTAGCCAACGTAGAATTCACCTTTGTTTTCTTTGGGTAACACTTCGCATATTTCAAATCCTGCTCTTTCTGCTTCAATACAAAATTCAGTATCTTCTCCGCCGCCCATGCCATATTCAATGTTTAGTAATCCAATAGTATCAAATACTTTTTTGTGAATCATTACTAAAAAGAAAACAGCAAAGTCACATCCGGCGGCTGGGCTAAATTGCTTGATAACACAACTAATACCACATTTGGGGTTGGTATTAAATTGATGCTCTAAAATTTCTAGCCACTGATTTTTGGTTTGATCCAAGAACACTACATCATTATTTAATAAAACAATATAATCACACGTAGCTAATTTGATACCTTCATTACATGCTTTACTGTATCCCAAAGGTTCATCATTGTAAACAATCTTTAAATTATTCGCTAGCCCTAAATAATTATATTTTTCCTGCAAATCATCTAGGTATGATTTTGTATTATCTTTACAGCCGTTGGCAGATACTATTAATTCTATATCTGATACAACAGAATATTTTAATAGTGTTTCTATGCAGGGTTTTAGTAGATCATCGCAATGATTGTAAGTGGGAATAACAACGCTATATTTCATCAAAGCCTCTGAATATATACTTATACCCAAAGGCTCAGACCCAATAATTAATTACGATTTTTTAGTTCTTGAATTTGTCTATTTAAGTCTTGAATAGCTGATACCAAGAACGGTATGATTTGGTCATACGAAACTGTTTTCTTACCCTCTGGGCTAGTAGTAACAATTTCTGGTAAAATCTTTTCAATTTCCTGAGCAATTACACCAAACGCTTTCTTGCCTGTATCTATCCAATTGAACGATACTGGTTCGATATTCGCTACAACCATCATTCCATTTACTATAGGTGTTACATTATCCTTGTAGTTAATATCTGACAATGTACTATAATCAATAGAAGCTAGAGCACCTGTACTAGGATTAAAATATAATTTAGTACTTGATACGTTTGCAGTGCTGATTGAACCTGTTGTTGATGTTGTTAATGTAGGATAATATGTAGCATTGGTAGAAGTATCATCTGTAACTGATAATCCACCACTAGCATTAGCCCAAGTTAATGTTCCAGATCCATTTGTTTGTAAGAATTGGTTTGCGCTACCGCCTGTGATACGCAAATTAGATACTGAACCAAGTGTAACGTTTGCAGTTGTTGTGAAATCAACAACACCTGATGCATTGCTTACTGTTAAACCAGTTAATGATCCAACACTTGTTACGTTTGGTTGTGCCGCAGTTGTTAATGATCCAGCTACAGTAGTGAACACACCACCTGTTGCTCCAATGTTGCCAACGTTAGCATTGCCTGTGATATTGGCTGTGCCTGTTGCTATCAAGTTACCTAATTTAACAGTAGGATATGTAGCGTTAGCCCAATCGATTACGGTAGTTGGTTCTGCAACAACACCGTCAAAGAATGTCCAATAATCATTTACAGCATTTCTTGCTATACCAGTGTGATAGTATGTTCCATTATTATAACTAGCAACAATACCTAAATCGTATGTATCACCCGTATTATTAGCACCAATGTATATTAACGGATCTCCTACGACCAGATCAGTTACATTAGAATAGTTTAG